TTAGGACAAATCCCACCACGGTTTCTGACTTCACTCACTAACTTTCTCTCAACAACTTTTTCTCGCATGATAAATCCTTTCGTCAGATAAAAGAGTGGAGGTCTAATGAGGTCATTTCCTAAACTTTCCCTATGTGCTTTTTATTAGTATTTTTATTTGCATAGAGATAGTTATAGAAAAGACCATCACTGACTTACACTAAATCGAGAAATAGATGTCGTGGAACTCAATCCATAAACTTTTTAGTATTCATTTCTTGATAGATTTTTTCTTTTTGGTTTCCACGACTGTCACTCCTAAAATCTCCACTTTCTGATGGTGTGGAACTCAAAGCCGTTTGGTGGAGGTCACTTAGTCAAGGAAATCATCACCATCATCAGCTAGTTTTAGACCCATGATGAAGTTTCCTTTATTGGTCCGCTTACGTTCAAATCCAGCTTGAGCTAAGGCTGCATAGAAATCTGTTGTGTTGCGCGTGTACTCCATGTTTTGGACGCAATAAGCACGGTAACGGCTATAAAGCTCCCCAGATTTCTCGCTCAATTTATCTCCCACTTCACAACACTCGCTTAAGAAGTGTCCTAGCCAATCGTTGGCCTCTCGGTAAACTTTGACTGAGTTTGCGACTGCAGCAGGAACTTTTGTTTTGAAGTTTGCCTTGATAGCTTTCTCAGCTCCTTCAATAATCCAAGACATAATGGCTGGTGCGGCATGGTCATACAAATAGTCCGCAAAGTTTTTGATATCAGAGCGACCAGTGATTTTGGCGTTAAATGGGATAACAACCAAACGACGCCAAGTCCCATCATCGTTCGCTCCTACTTTAGGCAGATGATTTGTGTAAAGAACCAGCGTATGAGAAGGTACAAAGTGAAAAGGATCCTTGTACTTCTTCTCTGCTTGGATTTCGTCCGTAGAGGTAATCTGCTTAACAACAGCAGTATTGAGTCGCATTCCCTCAGCCATCTCTGAAGCAATCACAAGACGCTTTCCTTTAAGCTCCGCAAGTTCAGGGCTCACGTTTCTCTTGTTAGACATGGTTAAGGCATCAGCCGATAATTTCCCAGAATAGCTTCCTAGCACACGAGCAATCGTGTTCCAAAAGGTCGACTTACCGTTCGCACCGCCACCATAGGCAATAATCATATGTTCCTGATAAACCTTACCAATAGCTGCCATCCCAATGATTTCTTGAACATAGTCAATCAACTCTTGGTCGTTACAGAAAAAGGTAGCCAAGGTTTCCTGCCACAATCCCATGCCTTGGTCGCCTGGAGATACTGTGGTCATTTTCGTAATGTAGTCTTTGGGATCATGCTCATGTGAACCCGATAAACCAATACGCAAGTCGTAAGTAGCCTCAGGAGTATTAAGCACCATATCATCCTTATCAAGCTCGGATAAATCAATGGCAAGCATAGGCTTAGCGGTATTATGGGTTGCTGTGATGTAACGATAATCACGGCGCTTCATCACAAATTGATAGTAGGTTCTGGCAGCTAGATAAGTCGTATAGAGCTTTTGTTGGGTTGGTGTTTCAATCACTTTAGCTAGTGCTTTTCCTCCCTCTCGAACTAGGTTTTCTGAAACACCAGTGTTAACTAAGTCTTTGATAACTTTCTCGTATTTGTCGCTAGCATCTTCCAGCTGCAAATCCATAAATTCAAGGACTGCACCAATAGCTAATTGCTTATCTTCTTTCCAGTACTGACCTGTAAAGGTAAGGTAATCCGTCGCATTCGTATAAGCTAACTTTTCTCCGTATTCACGAGCAAGAACTCCTGCTTCTCCAATATCGGAATAATCATCAGGTTTTAACTCCCCACGATTAAAGGCTTCTGGCGACACATACCCTTCTGAGCCTTTAATGGTCCGATTGTAGAAACGCACCGCACTTCCCCAGATAGTATCTAGTTCAGTCTTATCAAGTGGTGGATCACATTTCAAGGCTTGTTCATCAAATCCGTCACGAGCTTCCTGTGTTATCCCAAGGCGTTTGAGGATTTTAGCCGCAAACTGCGACATGGTTGAGTTACGGCTTCCCTCAGTAATTGGTCCAGTTGGTGGAGTATAGAAATCCGCATCGAAATCTTCTTCATCTGAATCAAACGAAGAGTCCAATAAATCAGCATCTATAGTCAGCCATGAATCATTCCAAAAAACTTGTGCATTTGGATTACCGAAGAAGAAACGTGCTGCATCCTTAGCGTTCGTATCAAAGAAGTTATACTGATTCGTCAACTCTTCTTTTAGAAAGGCATAGGTATCTTTATCAGTAACCTCATTGATTTGGAAGTAAATATGGAATTTAGGTCTTGCTACCTTACTGCCTTTTTGAACCATGTGGTTTCGACTTGTAACCAAAGCAAAATGGTAATCCGAAAACAGTATTTTTAGGTATTCCTCTGTAATCCAATCATCATGATTTTCTGTATGGTCATTATCAATATCCATGACTAATACATCTGACTTAAGGAAATTAGCGTTCGATCGAGTGTTATTGGAAAACAATCCTGCCACATGGTCGTACTGAGCAATACGTTTTAGACTAGTTTCATCCGTGATTGTCACTTGGTGCGGGTAGACCGTTGTTGTTTGAACACCAGATTGCCCTGAATGAGATAAGGTAAATTGCATGCATCATGCCTCCATCTTTCGTTGTTGAATTAGGAATTACTCTTCCTAACTTACTAAGTAAGAATCCGACAGGATTTTCCGCACTAACAGAAAATTTTTTCTAAAAAAATAAAAGTTTCCTATTAAATGCACAGGAAACTTTTTTTGATGAGCAAATTTTTTCTTATCAGGCGGAAAAATTTATCTCAACCCTACTTAGTATGGTGTAAGGGATAAAAAATAAAAAAATCTCTTCCAAAGTGGAAAATCCACTCAAAACCTTACTTAGTAAGATAGGAGGACCCAATATGGCAAACGAACCATACATCGAACCTGATGATGATGTGGCTGATACCCTCATAGCCATCAGCGTTATCTCAAAACTACTCGCTCGGAAAATTACGGAGGAAAGACAACATGAGCAAAATGAAACAACTGAATGAACTGATTAATGAAATGGAAGGCACAGCCAAATACTATCTTCGCTTAGTAGATGAGTTCAAGAAGATCCTCTCTACTGAGGAAGAAACTACAACAACTTCAAAAGAACCAAAACATAAACCACAAAAAGAACTCAAACTCGAAGACGTTCGTTCCGTCCTTGCGACAAAAGCCAAAGATGGCTACAAGAACGAAGTTCGTGCTCTTCTCAATAAATATGGTGCAGAATCCCTATCAGCCTTAGCAACTGAGCACTACGCAGCGGTTCTTGAAGAAGCTGGAGGAATTGGCCATGACTAACCATGCTGTCCTATCTGCTTCCGCATCCCATCGCTGGCTCAACTGTCCGCCTTCTGTTCGCTTAACCGAGGACATGCCAGATGTTACTTCTGAATTTGCCCTTGAGGGAACTGACGCTCACGAGCTCTGTGCTTACCTTGTTGAGAAGGCACTAGGCAGAAAGGCGCGTGATCCAACTGAGGATCTGTCCTTCTACAATGAAGAGATGCAAAATTGTGCCGAGGAATATCGCAACTACGTCATGGAACAGGTCGAGAAAGCTAAAGACTACTCTCATGACCCAACAGTACTTATCGAGCAACGTTTGGACTTCTCCAAATGGGTACCTGAAGGGTTCGGTACTGGCGACTGTCTGATTGTGGCAGATGGACTTCTTCAAGTGATCGACTACAAGCACGGTTTGGGCATTCTGGTCGATGCCGACCACAACCCACAAATGATGTGCTATGCCCTAGGTGCTCTTGAGATGTTCGATGGAATCTATGATTTTGATAATGTCACCATGACTATCTTTCAACCACGGAAGAACAATATCTCTACCTTTGAAATGGATAAGGCTGAACTGCTTGAATGGGCGGAAGACCAGCTCTCACCTAAAGCTGAACTTGCCTTTAAAGGCGAGGGAGAACTGAAATCTGGTAAACACTGCCAGTTCTGCAAGATTAAGAATGTCTGTCGCAAACGTGCGGAGGAGAATTTAGCACTTGCCAAGATGGAGTTTGCGGATCCTGCTACTCTAGACTATGAGGATATTGCAGAGATTTTGACTAAACTGGACTTACTGGTTTCATGGGCAAACGATGTCAAAGCCTATGCTTTGAAAGAAGCTACTGAGGGACACTCCATTCCAGGCTACAAATTAGTAGAGGGACGCTCAGTTCGTAAGTTTTCAGACGAAGCTGCCGTCAGTCAAGCTGTGATGGATGCTGGCTTTGATCCTTACGAAAAGAAACTCCTAACTATCACTGCCATGACTAAACTCCTTGGCAAGAAAACCTTTAACGACCTGCTTGGTGGTCTGATTGTAAAACAAAGCGGTAAACCAACACTCGTTCCTCTTGACGACAGTCGTCAAGAATTGAACCTAGCTACTAATGAATTTAAAGAGGATTAAACGTATGACAACTAAAGTACAAACTACAAAAGTAATCACTGGTAAAAACACACGCTTCAGCTACTTGAATGCCAATGAACCTAAGTCCATCAACGGAAGCACGCCAAAGTACAGCGTCTCTCTTATCATTCCAAAGGATGATATTGAAACTGTCGATAAAATCAAAGCAGCCATTGAGCTTGCCTACAAGGAAGGCGAGTCCAAACTCAAAGGTAATGGAAAATCTGTCCCAGCACTTTCTATCCTTAAAACTCCACTTCGTGATGGAGACTTAGAGCGTCCTGATGATGAAGCTTATCGCAATGCCTACTTCGTCAATGCCAACTCACCACATAAGCCTGGGGTTGTGGACGCTAATCGACAAGAGATTATAGATACTTCTGAACTCTACTCAGGTATCTATGGCCGTGCGTCTATTTCCTTCTATGCCTTCAACTCTAACGGTAACAAGGGTATCGCCTGTGGTTTGAATAACTTGCAAAAACTCCGTGATGGAGAGCCACTTGGTGGACGTACTCGTGCTGAAGACGACTTTGCGACTGATGACGATGATGATTTCTTGAACTAAGAACGGAGGACTAAATATGTTTGAAACAATTTTCTTTTACTCACTTATTGGCATTTACCTATTCTTTGGTCTGTACCTCAACTACATGACCATCCGTGATGATATTCGTCGTGAAAAAGAACGTAAGGCTGAAAAGAAACATCATAGCAACAACACAACACCGCTACATCGTAGCCGATAACACCTCCGGTGGCAGCCACTCCTGCCACCTTTTTATGAAAGGACAAGCTATGCTAATAAAAGAACTATCCATCGACTTAGAGACCTACTGTGAGGTAGATTTGAGAAAGTCTGGTGTTTATAGCTACGCAGAAGATGATTCTTTTGAAATCCTTCTCTTAGCAGTTTCTGTTGACAATGGTCCAGTAACAGTTTATGACCTAACTAAAGAAAATCTTCCTGATCAAATCCTACAAGCATTGGTGAATGACTCCATTATTAAGTGGGCTTTTAATGCCTCATTTGAACGCATCTGTCTGTCTAACTGGCTAAAGAAACATCATCCAAAATTATTGTCCGAGGGCTTTCTGTCTCCAAACTCATGGCGTTGTAGCATGGTTTGGTCAGCATATCTTGGACTTCCACTCTCCCTTGAAGGAGTCGGAACAGTTCTAAAACTCAAAGAACAGAAGTTAAAAGAAGGCGGGGATGTGATTCGTTACTTCTGCCTGCCCTGCAAACCTACCAAAATTAATGGTGGACGAAAACGAAACTTCCCTCATCACGCACCTGATAAGTGGGCAGCCTTTATCAACTACAACAAGCGTGACGTTGAGGTTGAGTTAGCCATCAAAAATAAACTCCGTAACCACCCTGTTCCTGACTTTCTTTGGGAAGAGTATCATCAAGACCAAAATATCAATGATCGTGGGATTGGTATTGATGTAGACTTTGTCAAAGCAGCTATTACCATTGACGAGGAAAGCAAATCTAAAATTCAAGAGGAACTTAAAGAACTTACTGGGCTTGAAAATCCCAACTCTGTTCTTCAAATGATTGGCTGGCTACGAGAACACGGAGTAACGACTAATTCTCTTGATAAGAAAGCTGTCAAAGAGCTATTAAAGGTAGTCGATGCAAAGACAACTAAAGTCCTAAAGTTAAGACAACAGGCGGCTAAATCTAGCGTTTCTAAATACCAAGCTATGGTGAACTGTGTTTGTTTGGATGGTCGAGCTAGAGGGATGTTCCAATTCTACGGAGCAAATCGTACGGGTCGTTGGGCTGGGCGATTGGTACAACTTCAGAACCTCCCACAGAACCATCTTCCTGACCTTAAAGAGGCTAGAGACCTCTTCAAAACTGGTGACTTAGAGGCAACTGATCTCCTCTATGGTACGCAAGATACCCTATCTCAACTCATCCGTACTGCTTTTGTACCTAGTGATGGGAAAAAGTTTATCGTCTGTGACTTTTCTGCCATAGAAGCGCGAGTATTATCTCACCTAGCTGGCGAAAAATGGCGAAGCATGGTCTTTGAACAAGGCAAGGACATCTACTGTATGTCAGCTAGCCAGATGTTTGGAGTGCCTGTTGAGAAACATGGACGTAACGCAGACTTGCGTCAGAAAGGGAAAATTGCAGAGTTGGCCTGTGGCTATGGCGGAGCAGTCGGGGCACTTAAAGCCATGGGGGCTATTGACATGGGGCTTGATGAACAGGAGCTGCAGCCTCTTGTGGACTCGTGGAGACAAGCCAACCCAAACATCGTACTCTTTTGGTGGGATGTTGATAAAGCTGTAAAGACTGCAATAAAGTACCAAAAGCAAACTGAAACCCATGGTATTCAATTCAAAGTAAGAAAAGGGATGTTATTTATTACTCTTCCTTCTGGACGCAAACTCGCCTATGTCAAACCTAAAATGGGAGAAAACCAATTTGGTGGAGAGTCCGTCACCTACGAAGGTACAGGAACTGCTAAACGTTGGGAGAGACTTGAAAGCTATGGTCCAAAATTTGTCGAGAATATTATTCAAGCTATAAGTCGAGACATACTCGCTTACTCTATGAAACAACTGAAAGACTTCAGAATTGTAGGACATGTGCATGATGAAATCATCATTGAGTGTGACCAGAGCCAAAATCTTGAGCAAATCGCAACTTTGATGGGAAAAGCACCATACTGGATGCCTGATATTAACCTCAGAGCTGATGGATACGAGTGTCTCTTCTATCAAAAAGACTGACAAAAAATCGCCACCTCAGTTGAGATGGCGATTTGGTTTTATTTGTTGAGTTCTTTGTAAAGTTTCAGCCCTTCTTTCTGGGCATTATTGACTTTCTTATAGCCTGCAGATTTCTTAACACCTAGGTACTCGAAGATTTCTTTATTCTCATAACCTTCAAAAAGCATATCTAAAATTTCTGGTGCTTGGAAATTGGTTGCTGCGAGTTTAGCTTTCAAGAAGTCCAGTTGATCCATTACTAGATATAGTTCAATACCTTCATCAGCAATTGCTAAATCCTGCTTTTCAGTGAAGACTTCCCAGGAGGAGACCTCTAAAGTATTCTTTTTAGGTTTACGAAAATCCTTGAGATAATCATTGACTGAGTTGTTATACCACCAAACCATTTGTTCATACTCCTCTTCTGCCACAGGGACAAAGGCTGTTAGAATTGGAATACTCATAATACGGCATTGTCGAAATGTACCACGAATCAGTCCTGAATATTCTGAGGACATATAATAGTCCTGAACGAACATTGGCGCTAGTACTTCACCCTTTGATGGCTCCACACCAGTTGATGAAGATTGAGTTTGACAGTAGTTGAAAAAGTTGACATTGATTGGCATGCTTTTGACTCCGTTTCTTTGGCAAGCAAAGAAAAAGAGTATGACAAACCAATATTCAGTTGTGTATTTGACCACATCAGCAATTCCTTTGCTTAATCATGGTCAACTGGCTTTATAAGTTGAGCTGCTTTCCCTAAAAACACAGTTAAAGCCAATAATGTAGGAATATTCCCCATTACAAAGTATTTTTAAAGAGACGATAACTTGTAGGATTAATCTTTACTCTCTCAGTATATAGTTTTACTTCTATCAAAAACAGGTAGTCCAAACTTCCGCCTTAAAACGCCCTTGGCAACAGATTTTTGGAATTTTTATGTAGTAAAATCATACTAATTCAATCTCAAAACCGGAAGCTGAGTTTCCGCTTTTTGAAACCAAAAAAATAAACCATCACAAATTTGTGATGGTTTATAAGGTTTTCATTTCTGCAGCTTGTAATATTGAATTTATTTCACCCAAGGGTTTATAGTAACTTGTTGATAGCAACATTTTATATACTTGGTGTGGTGGAGAAATTGTAAGTTGATGACCTGCTTTCTTTATCATATCGTCACTAAGTTCAGGTCTTAATTTTAAAGCAAAACAAAATGACAATGTTAACTCAAGCCTTGGTAAATTATCTTCTAGTGTTTCATAATCTCTCAACGTTCGTTCTGTAATTCCGACTAGCTTAGCCAAAAATGGTTGTGTGCAATTTTTTCGCTTTCTATGACTACGTAATGTCCCAGAAAATTCAAAAGGTAGTTCTTTCAATAATTCAGAGATTTTTTTCCCGAGTTTCATCATATCCAGTGGAGGGAGCTGATCCATCAAACTTGGATTCTGGAGAATATCTACAAAGTCAGCCTTAATCTCACTTTCCTTTGTTACGCCTCTATTCAGTACATAATCATAGTATGTCTCATTAGAAATCGAGGTGAAATTTTTAGACTTTACTTTAAAGATTAGACAACATTCATCCATGTGCTCGTAAGCATAGTCAGTCATAATTGGCCCATCTTTTGTCATATAAATAAATTTCTTATCCTTTAAACAAAGATGGTTATCAACGTAAATAAACTTATTTCTATCAATAATCTGTCTAAAACTCTCGTTAAAACAATACTCAAAACACAAGTCATTTGAAGTAATAGTATAACTACTTCCTTTATCAAATGCTTCAAGTTCAAAAGCAAAGTTATGCATATATCTATCATCAAGATAATTATATACACCATTTGCTTCCTTAAATCCTAAATCAATCATTCTAATTTTAGCAGCCTGCCTAGATACCTCAAAGAAAGTAGCTAAGTTGTCTACCACTTCTTGCACTAATTCAGAACGACTTATATCAGGATTAACCAATGTCAAAGTTTGAAATAGCTCCCTAATCTTTATTCTAGTTTGGACTTTGGGCATAAGAATTCGGGGAGCAATTCCATTAGCTTGCCACTCCATCCAGTCAAGCGACGTCCACATACTAGAATCAGCTAAATTTTCTTCTGTCCAGCTACTAACTTGTGAGTGGTCCTTATCAAGTACCATCTTGACTTCGTGAAATACTTTATGGAGTTCCCAGTGAACACATTCATGGATGACCGTATTGTTATACGAACCTACATTCCGTTTGAAAACAACATCCTTATCTACAAGGATACTCCCTTTGTTAAAATGCTTAGAAACTAACTGCTCATCCTCTATGACCTCAACATCAGTATCTTTAAAAACCATTTTCCCGAAAACTGAATTATCTATAGTTAGTTTCTCTTGATGGATAGACAGTCCCATTTCAGAAACTATTGTCTCAACTGGAACAGGGGTTGGTTGAGTCAGGGCTTGAGGATAGTACTTCCTTAAGAATTTTTCAGCAATATCATCAAAGTCCTTCTTCCTTATATATGGAACCCAGTCTTTACTCAATTTTAAGTTTCGGGACTTTTTGTACTGATCTGATTTAAATTCTGTATTGTAAATTCGAAAGTTTTTGATATCAGCATCAAGTTCGACTTCAGCATATACAGACACAAACTTAGTTTTAGTATCAACCTCCATCTCACCTTTGATATACTGCCGAACAATTACATTAGCAATCACAATGATTTCAAGATTTAATTCGCCATTATTAATAATTTCATAGTTTATCTTATATAACTCAAAATTATCAAACTCAATAAAACCATTCGGTTCTGGCACCATGTATGTAGACAAATCAGTATTATCTTTATTATTAAAAATAAATCCTTTAACAGTTTTGACTATTTGCTCATAGTAGGTATCAAAAATATATTTATCGAACATGACTGAACCTCACTTGAATGTAGTAAGAGTATTATACCATTTTTTGTAAACGCTTTTAATGATTGTTTGATCATTAGAGCAAGCTCTATTTATGTTATTACTTATAATATGATGGAGAAATAGAGGAAAGAATATATATCTTGTTATCGAGTACTTACTTATCCAAAAGACTGTCAAAGCCAATTCAGACTTTGGAGATTTTAGTATACCTTGCTTTTACTTAATATGTAATTATTCTCTATTTGCCAAGATACCGTAAAATAGCCACAACTGCAGCTTCAGTACCAGTTGTTAGGGTCGGTTGAATAGCTGGTGCAAACTTAGAATTATGGTTAGAATAAATCTCTTGTTTTTTCTTGAAACCTCAGAATCCCCAATAAAGATACGGGATGCCCGATGCTCTAGGAATATATGAAAAATCTTCCGATTCGTAGAACTTGGTAATCATACGACAGCAAGGTTTTATAAATAAATTGGCTGGTATTTTTCTCTTGAATTAATAATTCGAGATAGCTATGAAAATACTTACAAGTTTCTTCGTGCCACTCTTTAATTATTATCAAGGACTCAAGAACACTTTAAACCTCTATTAATTATCTTTAAAATTAACTTTCTAAGTACCATTATACGTGACATTGATTCAACGTCTATTGAATATTTTAACAATATTTACACTTTATTATTTAGCATACAAAATCAAAAACCTATCGGAATTAATAATCTCGATAGGCTTTTTCAAGAATTAATCTCGAAAAATTGAAACACTTTAATTAATTTTGTTGGAGAGAGAGGTATAACTTAATTAAAGTATTCACACCAATAAATGGTGAAAAGTTTAGTGATATTTTAGGTCAAAAGATTAATCCTCTTTTTTCTTAGAGTTCATCATATATGCCCCAGTTAGTAACCCCAATGCACCAAGTAATATAAGTGGATTATTTGACTCTCCAGTGGAAGGTAATTCTTGGTTTTCCAATCTCTCACCTGAAGTATAATTCACTTTTAGAGGTATTAAAGTAGACTCACCTGATACTTCTGGTTTACCTGGCACTTCTGGCTTACCTGGTACTTCTGGTTTACCTGGCACTTCTGGCTTACCTGGTACTTCTGATTTACCTGGCACTTCTGGTTTACCTGGCACTTCTGGTTTACCTGGTACTTCTGGTTTACCTGGTACTTCTGGCTTACCTGGCACTTCTGGCTTACCTGGCACTTCTGGCTTACCTGGTACTTCTGGTTTACAAGCACAATCACCATCTTTACCGTCTTTACCATCTTTACCATCTTTACCGTCTTTGATGAACACATCTTCGGTGCTTCCGTCTGGTTTTTGGATAGTGATAGTATGACCTGGTTGACCGTCTTTGTCTTTACCTGGTGTCACAGTAACTTTTGGACTTACGCCATCTTTACCGTTCAAGACGTTACTACGAGAGACTTCCTTACCGTCGCCATCTTTCACAATGATAGTAGTTCCAATAGTTTTACCTGAAGCATCCTTAATTGGAGTTTGCTCAACGGTTGGTGTTTTACCATCTTTACCATCTTTACCATCTTTACCGTCTTTACCGTCTTTGATGAACACATCTTCGGTGCTTCCGTCTGGTTTTTGGATAGTGATAGTATGACCTGGTTGACCGTCTTTGTCTTTACCTGGTGTCACAGTAACTTTTGGACTTACGCCATCTTTACCGTTCAAGACGTTACTACGAGAGACTTCCTTACCGTCGCCATCTTTCACAATGATAGTAGTTCCAATAGTTTTACCTGAAGCATCCTTAATTGGAGTTTGCTCAACGGTTGGTGTTTTA